CTTGGCTTGCATCCCATTGCATATAAGCAGAGGCAGTAGCACCAAAGAACTTAACATCGTAGCCTGTGTCATCTACGCCTACCGTTAGTGTGCTGTCTAATTGTACAGCACCGTCAATGTCCACGATATCAAGGTTAGTTGTGCCGTCTACGTCTATATCTCCAGAGATATCTAAGGATGTTGCTGTTAATACTCCTGTCACACCAAGAGTTCCACCAACGGTCATATCATCAGTAACAGTTAGATCATCGCTAACCGTTAAGTCATCAACCACTGTAGTTCCTGCTAAGTTAACCGCAGTAAGTAAATCGTGAACCACGCCACCCGAACCTAGACCATCCGTTGCAATAACCTTGGTCTGCCCCGCTGGAATGATAACATTTGCTCCACTACCGCAGGTAAAAGTTAAAGCCGCAGATGTTGCGTTATACATGAACCAAGTTTTGGAACTTGTGTTTGGCAGAAGTGTGACCGTACACGCTTGACCGCCACCTGTGAGTTTTAACCCAAGGCACCTGTCTGCGTCTAACGCACCGTCTGCAATTGTAATATTATCTGTCGAGGCGTTTGCAATGGCTCTTGTTCCCCATGCCGTTGCTTGGCCTATTATTTCTAAATTTGTGTTTGTTGTTGTACCCCATGTACCAGACGCATCGCCAGTAGCCATCTCGTTAAGTCTGAGGTTATTTACATAGGTACTTGCCATTTTTAAATCCTTATGCTGCTATATCCGTCCATGCGGGTGCTTGTGAAGGAGTTGTAGCACTCCAACTAGGGGTTTGTGAAGCTGTTATACCACTCCAATTAGGGGTTTGTGAAGGAATAATTAATCCCCATACATTTGGTTCTCCAATTTGTCCGGTTGCAAAAACACCGGTCGGGTAAACATTAACACCTTCTTGGATGCTAACGTTTCCAACTGCGCCAGTTGCAGAAACACCAGTTGGGCTTACTACTCCTGTTGTAACAATAGATTCATTACCAATTGCGCCGGTTGCAGAAACACCAGTTGGGCTTACTACTGCGGTGCCAACAACTTGTTCGTCGCCAAAACCAATAGTTCCCGTTAAGCCTGTTTCTGTGACAACTGCTCCACCAGCGGCGAGAACAGTTCCAATTGCGCCAGTTGCAGAAGCACCGGTTGGAATAACCAATGCGCTTGCAACGACGGATTCATTACCTACCGCACCAGTTGCTGCGACGCCCGTTACTGTAACAGGAAGAACAGAGCCCCAAGCTCCTTGCCCCCATGTACCGCGTCCCCAACCTGTTTGCGTCGGCATTAATTACTCCATTAAGCTATTCTAATAATAGCATTACTTGCGTCTGCGGCAGGAAATTGGATTGTAAAACTTCCAGAAGAAGAAGATTTATCACTTCCAAAATCAAGTACACAAACAGCTTTGTCGCTATTTGTATCGTTATATATTAATGCGCCTCGCGCAGTAATAGTTGCTGTTGTAAAAGTTAAATCAGAAAAATCTGTAAACGCTGTAGTGCCGCTCGAAGTTGGCGCTACTTTAGTTAAAGTTCCGCCGCCTGCTGCATAACTTCCACTGTTGCTTACTTCTTGCGAAGTTGAATAAGCCGTTGTGGTTGCACCCATTGTGGCAGAGCTTGTGTACAGCGCCAATTTAAAAGCATTACCGTTTGTTGCAAAATTATGTGTAGCAGTCAAAAGTTGTGTTTTGAACGAAGTACACATTGCTTGTGTTATAGCCATTATATTCTCCTTATGACTTCTGCTAAGTCATTTTGACCCGCTTCACGTAGTTGATGACATATGTTAGCACGTTCTTCTTTCCTAGCCAACTCTATATAATAATGCAAAAGATTACGAACATTATCTGCAAAAATATGAGCTTGCTGTTTTATAGGTTCCGGTGCATTTTCAGAAATAGACACTATTTTATTAGTGGCTAGTTCGGAAATCTGTTCGTTAGACAATCCGCCGTTGTCAGAAGTTGCAACGCCGACTTGGCCGACAGTGATATCGCTATTAACGCTAAACATGTTGATCTTTTCCATTTAATTTTTGTAAATCATGACGACCTATCAAAGTGGGTTCTACATCTAATGGTTCTGGAGGTTCCATCTCAGATTGTCGCGTAATTAGTAAACCGTTTTGGTTAAAAGTTTGTACTAAAGGGTCTTTTAAACGATGATATCCGTACAAACGCTCATTATCGGGAACATTTGTGTCTAATAAACCAGAAGTATGGGCAACTTCTATCTTAATACCTTTTGATACAGCAATTGCACACCAAAACTCGCAACAAGCACGGCCCGATTCAGCAATACTGACGTTTTTATAATTATAATCAATGCCGTAAAGACATATTTCAGTAGCTTCATACCAAATAGCGTAAGCTATTGCATACGCTACTGTGTTATTAAAATAACACAGGTTTAATTTTTTTATAACAGCTTCCAACGGGTACTCTTCTAAGTGTTTTACCCTTTTATCTAATTCACAAGTAATAATAGGCTTAGTGTTTTTATCTAAAAATTCTTTTGCAATACCTGTTTGAGAACCTGCATCTTCTGTGTCTAAAAACCTTGACACCGGATCCATCATAATAGTTTTATCTACCTCTATTATGCCACCAATACAGTTTATACCCCATGTTTCATCAAATGTTTCTGAACGAATACGCGCTGCTATGTAATCTGAATAACTTCCACCAAGACCTACAATAGCTATTTTCATTACGAGCGCTCCCTTGTAGGAAGCCCTCGTCGATAAGCATCCGAGTTTTCTCTGGCCTCACCGTAATCTTTTAGACGAACCAAAGACTCCATAAACCGATCTGTATATGACTTCATAACATCCGGTTCGCCTTTCATATAAATATAAGCTTCTACTAAACTTCCATATAACATGGCGTTAGGAGCATTTGTACTTAACCAAGTGGTGCCCGAGTCTCCTGCGGCAGTTAAACTAGCCGGTCTGTAAAAATAATGCAGTTCTGCAACAGCGCTTGCACTAGGTGTGGGTGCTAAAATAAAGTTATTTATATCAAAATAAGCGTAATACTTAGGTACACCCGTCGTAGATGAATTTGGATTTACAGATTGTATGTAATTAACGTCTTTTTCTAGTAAAAACTCTTTATTTGAAGAATCTACAACGGATAAACTAAAAGAAGCTAAATAATCAGTTGGAACTTGTAAGAATTGATTACCTGAAGTAACCGTTCCAGTAACATTTTTTCTAAAATATTGTAAATCTATTGAATTAAGTATTCTTTGTTCCGCTGCTTTAATAAAATTATCTAAATTTGCAACAAAAGTTGTTTCAGTGTTGTCGGCATAATTTTCTATAGCTGATTTTAAAGTAGAATATGTAAAACTCATGTTATTACCACCGTGACTGTACCTACAGATCCTGTAGAAACTAAAGGATTTGGCGTTAAACCAAAATTATATTTTTGTCCGACCGGGTTCCAACCCCAATTAACGCTTCTTTCTTGCACCACATCTTGAGGAGGACGAGCATCTTTAAGAGCTTGAGGGTCAGTAACAGTTCTAAAAGGACCTAACTGCGGTTGTTTTGTTTCAAACTCGTCTTTTCCAACAAGTAAACCGTTCCATTCTTTACGCATATCTTTGTATTTGTATCTAAAACCAGAACGATCTGATATTGCATATGCATTTTTACCGCTTGCAAACTTCGACATTATATTCCCCCAAGGTAGTTTACTTTGGGAACAACGGTGAAAGAAGCTCTATCCCTATCTTCTGTAGCAGCCCTTTCGAACTCTTCTTCATAAACAGACTTTAATAATTGCAATCTATTTGGCGCACGTTTCATAGCGATATAATATGCCAGACCCGCTGCAAGGCAAGGATAAAACCTGAACGGAAGGTCTAAAGAATTGGTGTAAGCGTCTGCATCATCCATTCTAGTAAGACGATTAAATTTGATGATATCTGTGTCATTTTCTGGAGCTGGCCATACTTTTAAAACAGGGGTTATTTGCCTGTCTAAAAAGTATTGAGTAATTCTTCCAGAAGTAGTTTTATTAGGTATATTAATAAAAGCTTCTCTACTTACTCTGTCTATACTTAAATCAGTAGAGTCTCTTGTTATTACGGCAGATAAAACATCTATAGTGCTATTTGTATTAGAAAAATCTATTGCAGCAGACAAAGTGCTTGAGGCCGCGCTGGTGCCACCCGTTATTGTTTCCCCGGACACAAAAAGCCCTGTTGGAACTGTAATAGCCATAGTGTTAGCCTCTAAATCACCAACAGAAGAACTATATAAATTAGTTAATTTTGCAGTAGCACCGCTTGTTCCACCTGTTACTGTTTCTGAAACTTG